CAACACCTTGCAATCACCATTGATTGCTCTAAGAAGTAATTCACCAAGTGCATAGCCGAGAGCAATCCCGACTACGAAAGTTATAAATTCAAGTATCATGCTACAACTCCTAGTCCGTAACCTGTAGTAAAACCTACTACAAAGACTGTTACCCATAATCCCCAGAAAAGTTTATTCGACATCAATATCCTCCAAAGATGCGAGTGCTGCCATAAAGTCAATTTTATCGTTGTAGACGTAAGTTTTGCTAACATAGTTGTCATCATGGTCAGTGCCAGTTAGATAAATTGTGTAACCGTTGGCAGCCATGGTAAATCTATTTTCTTCTTGAATTGATCTAAAATATTCACTTATCATAGGTTATCTCCTTGTATTTTTGATTGAATTATTTTTGCTAATTGAGGAGGAGTGTACCCTCGACCTTTTAATACTTTGCCGTCTTCTCGGTAGATTGGTTTACCATCAATACCAAGTTTGCTCATGTTACTACGGTGTACTTCAGTAAAGCAAGTATCAAGATCAATGCCGAAAGCATGACCAGCTCCGTATGTAACATAAAGAATATCTGTGAGTGCATCAGCAATCTCAACAATATCTTGATCGATGATTGCAGTTGCAAGCTCATCAACTTCTTCCTGAATTAAGTCAAGTCGTAGCTCTGCTAGGTCAACGTGTGGAAGTGTAGGCTTGGCCAATGTCTCTTGACCAAAAGAGTGCATAAAATGCCATACTTTATTAAAATTACTCATATTATACGTTCCATTTTGATTGTTCTTCTAGTGCGAATCTTGCCACTTGAACATACTCTCGATCTTCTTCATTTAACACAGAGAAGTACCCTGAGCATTTAAGAATTTGATTCAAAGTCGCTTCGGGGTCACTGATGTGATTTTGAGTTTCCATCATTTCCTGAAGTGTGTCCATGTGGGCGTTAATTTTATCTCGAGTCTTACTCATGTTCTGTAAACACCTCGAGCTGTACGTCATCGTAGCCTTTATCTAACCAAAGCTCGTAGACATGGTTTGCTTGTGAATGACTCGGTCCTTCGTAAACAATACCATCGCCTACCCAGACCATAAAAACTGTTTTAGTGGTAGTAGTCGGGGGTAGTTTCATCGTGTAGATTCTCCAAAGTGTCAAGTCGTTCTTCGTATTCAGCAATCTTTGCAACTGCTGCGTCAATTTCTTCAATGATGTTCATGTGCTCAGGTATGAGCGTAGGTGTTTTAAGCCACACCTTGACGTTGTATTTCTGCTCTCGTATGATAGCTTTATACTTCGTTCTTAGGGCTTTATATAATTCGTTATCCATTAGTGGATCTCCGTGCTTATTAAGTATTCGTATTCTTGTGCTAGTGGGCACTTCTTCTTTGAAAACCTTACTTCATCTGCTTTGATAAGTTGCTCAGTAAGATGTCGAATGATAGTCACTTCTGCCTCCCCAACATCTTCGGGGTCAAGGCTAGTATCATCTGTCCATCTAAAAATAAACTCGGCAACACTGTTTGCTAGTATGGGATTGTCGTGAACGAGAGAGTGATGAAACATTATCATAATTTCATGAAACTCTCCCTGATCGAATAGGTCTATCAAAACTGTATTATCAGACATCGTAACTCCAAGGAAAAGCAGCCATAAACAGCTGATCTTCGTATTTGTGGGCTTCAATCTCCCAAGGTTGATCTTCGTATGCTGTGTGAGTGTGATCTACGCCTTTGTAAGCACAAAGATCAGAAGATAACTCACCTGCCCAGAATTGACGAGCATGAATAAGCTCATGGGCAATTGTACGAAGTTGCATTAAGAATGGAAAGTTTGTGGCTACAGTTATATCAACTTCACCAATGTCACCAATACAGTGACCATGAGAATGACCACCATCAAGCATTGGCACAAAGCGAATGTTGAGATCGGTATGCTCAAGGTCAGCAATATTCATGTACTCGAGAGCATTGTTCACAAACAGTTGAACTAGGTGTAATTTTTTAGTGTTTTTGAATCTTACTCTCATTTTTCTTTCCTCATTAAATTAGAAGTATATTATACTAAAAAATGAAGGAAAAGTCAAGAACTATTTTATTAGGGTGTTTACCCAGTTCTCTGCAGCGTCTTCCACATAGTGAATGCTTTTATTAGGGATCATTACATCTTGCTGGAATACTTGGTCAACAAAGCAACGATATCCATACTGCTCAGATAGAGTAGTAAAGGTGTGAGCACTACGTTTAGTAGTGGTATTACGAAAGTGGTGTAACTTACCAAAAGATATGTATTCAATATCTTTTCTGTGGTACGGTGTTACCTCTATTATTTCTGTTGACTGCAGCTTTGTGCTTGCGTCTTCGTTTGTCACTTGGTTTTTCATACTGTCCACGCTCCCGTATTTCAAAGATTATACCTTCTTCTATAGTCTTACGTTTAAATTGTCTTATGGCTTTTTCGAAGTTGCCCCTTCTTACTACTACTTTCATGTGTACCTTTGTTTTCCTTTTCGTGTATACTTAGTTCTATCACGAAATACTTTTGCGCTAAAAGGCGCTTCGGGGTCGAAGAGAATCTTATGTGCTCGTGTTTTTGGTGCTTTTTTCTTTTTCACTAGTATCTCCTCAAATGTTCTCTTATATCATTGTATGTTAATACGTAAAAATAAGAATAAATTGTTTTCTCTTGATGAAGTTTCATCATTCTATGTTTACCATCTATCATGGTGTAAGGCCTACCATAAGAAGGCTGATCAAGTAGTATACCTGGGTAAGATGTATCTGCTTTTTTATACCTTAATCCCTTACAGCAGATACATCTATTATGTGTTCGTGCCCTAGCTAAGTTAAATCCTTTATACGCTATGTCTTTTAAGTCTACCTGCTTTAGTCTATCTTTAGTTAATAAATTAACTACTGAGGATAGAATTAAGTAGACATCTTGATTAGGGTGTTGAGCGAGCTCCCAACTACCAAAAAGCGTATTTGCGCTAAAAGTAGTAGTATACTCTTTCCAATCTAAACTCTCCAACCACGTTTCCTTAAATATTCTATTTGTTTACGAACCGCAGTTTCAGTGCGTTTTGGAAGCATCTCTGCTATTTCAGTATATGTACGAAGTCCTGCCCATTTCTCCAGCACTATTCGTTCGCCTCTTGTCCATGGTTCTCTTTTATAATTTTTCATAGTGCCTATTATACAAAAAATTAGGGTACTTGTCAAGAATTTTTTTAAGTTGGCTGTTAAAAATACTTCTTGACATTTGCTTGTCATTTTGTTATAATATGCGTATTAAAAATGTCAATAGGAAAAACTAATTATGATAGAGATACCGAGCTTCGTGATATTTATGTTTTGTCTTGCTGGTTGTGGGGTTCATTCCTTTCATCTAGGTAAGCAAGTAGGTGTGGAGAACACTATTGAGTATCTACATGATAAAGGTATTGTAGAGTTCGAGGATTACAAAGATGAGTAAAGGATCTAAACGCAGAAAACCTTTGGTTGATTTACAGACAATCTCAGATAATTGGGACAGAATATTTAATCAGGAGACCCAGAATGAAAACAACGAAAGTGAAGAAAGTAGTGTACAAAATGACGGGAACAACTCTAGTGACAGTAGCTAGAGGTATTGGCTTTGTATGTTCTCAACTTGAAAAAGCTGATGAAGCTGTTAGCAGCGTAGGCATGACAATGCTTGACGTAGCTAACGGAGCTGCAGACGATGGCGTATAGTGATAAAGTTATAGATCACTACGAGAACCCTCGCAACGTAGGAAAGTTTGATGAAAAAGATACAGATGTTGGCACAGGTATGGTGGGAGCACCAGCTTGTGGCGATGTCATGCGTTTACAAATAAAGGTAGGTGATGATGGAATTATTAAAGATGCTAAGTTTAAAACCTATGGCTGTGGTAGTGCTATTGCTAGCAGTAGTTTACTTACCGAATGGGTCAAAGGAAAGAGTCTTAGCGATGCCACCGCAATCAAGAGTAGCGAAATGGCAGAAGTGCTCTCCCTACCCCCAGTAAAAATACATTGCTCAGTATTAGCGGAAGACGCAATCAAAGCAGCAATCAATGATTATAAGCAAAGACAAGCTGAGTCTTAAACACAGCACTTAACTAACCAAGTACCGAAAGGGCTTAAGCAGCGTGTCGAAAGAACGCAAAGGAGTAAGAAAATGACTTTACAACAACATCAATTAACAATGGCAGACTTTCCGAAATTTTTTCTAGGGTTTGACCGACTACAGCAAGATGTTTTCTCCAATGTAGGAGATCAAGGCTACCCACGTTACAATGTCGTAAAAGTAGGAGAAACAGGTTATCGTATAGAGCTTGCAATTCCTGGCTGGGACAAGGCGGATGTAGCTATTCAATTACATAAGAATATATTGACTATAGAAGGCAAAAGAGCAAAATCAGAAGCGCAAGAAACTTATCTTCATAAGGGACTAAGCGGTAAAGGTTTCACTAGAAATTTTAAAGTAGGGGACTACATTGTTTTGGACAAAGCATATATGGAGCGTGGTCTCCTGTGCATTAGCCTAAGCGAACAAATCCCTGAGGCAGAGAAACCTGTTACTGTGGACATTCTTTAAGGAGAAGTTATGACAAAAGAAGAAGCGTGTACTATATGTGCGATCGTAAGAGACGTCACATTGTTTGTAACAATAGCTATTCTTCCCTCATACCTAGTCTACGTGACAATTTAGGAGTATAAATGAATATAGAACGAGTACAGAAACAGTTAGAAGTTGACGAAGGCGTAGTATACGAAGTATACAATGACCATCTCGGCTACCCAACCTTTGGTATAGGACACCTAATAAGAAAAGAAGATCCCGAATTCGGGGAGCCAGTCGGAACCCCAGTGTCCAAAGAACGAGTAACCGATGCTTTTGCAGGAGACTTTGCCATTGCTTGTGGTGAGTGCGAAGTTCTGTATGATTTTTGGGAAGAGCTACCAGAGGAAGTCCAAGAGATTCTCGTCAATATGATGTTTAATCTTGGGCGACCTCGACTTAGTAAATTTAAAAAGATGACAGCTGCTCTAGAAATGGGTGACTGGAAAACTGCTGCTGTTGAAGGGCGAGACTCTCGATGGTATAAGCAAGTAGGCAACCGAGCTGAGAGATTAATGACGAGGATGGAAGATGTTGAATCTTGGTAGCTTAGTTGGTCCAGTAACTGGACTACTCGATAAATTTATCGAGGACAAAGATGTAAAAAATAAGTTAGCTCATGAAGTAGCAACAATGTCAGAGAGACATGCTCAAGAGCTAGCAAAAGGACAAATGGAAATAAATAAAACAGAAGCTGCACATAAGTCTCTGTTTGTAGCAGGTTGGAGACCTGCAGTTGGTTGGACTTGCTGTCTTGGAATGGCATCTAACTTTTTACTAATCCCTATGGCTAACTTTGCACTTGCTCTTACAGGAAGTGCAATAGTAGTACCTTTATTAGATACAGGCGAAATGATGCCAGTATTGATGGGTATGTTAGGCTTAGGTGCAATGAGAACTTACGAAAAGAAACAAGGGGTTCAAAGAGATAAATGACAACATTAGTACAAGAAGCAAGACAGGGCGCAGT